TGGCAGACAAAAGAAAAGGGAGCTCCAGGTACTCTATGAACCTGAGAAAACTGGTGAAGACAATCAAACAGATATACTCGTTTGTGTAGACCATGGTCAAGTTCGAGTCCCTGATGGGAATCAACTAAACCTAGTCCACCGTGATCGGAGGAGAAGTGTAAACTTCTAGGAGTTAACTTTAACTCTCTCCAATTGCGCATCAAGAAATTCTCTTTAATTTCGGGGGTCGCCCCCCAATAAAATTGAGCTTCTTGAAATGTATATCCAATTGTTTGTCCGGTACGATGTTGACACGAAACCTTTCCAGTATGCATCACGTTTCCTCCATAAAATAATTGGGAGTTAACTGTGCAAAAGTCAGGATCGATAAAATTCTTTCCGACTGACAAGGAGAGTCCTACCCGTGGGGCAAGACTTCTCCAATTGTCAATTTTAGAGATTTCATCGCGTGCAACAACATCATCACCATTAACCAGATAGGATAAAGGATCAAATCCTGATTCCTTCATTACAAAATCGTTCAAAAAGCATAGAAGAGGAAAAGAGAGAAGGGAGCCCATAAGTTGTCCCGAGGACTGAGTCCCCGAGATACCTTTAGGGTACCTAATCTCATGAGAAGAGATCTCCCAACGAACCCAACGCTTTGTTGGCTCGTGGTCGATGCTCTCCAATATTCCCTCAATTAACGCTTCTGTCACCCACATAGGAAAGTTATCAGTGGCCGCGGTGTAGTCTCCTGAGAGCCATAAAGGCTCATCAACCAGGTTACTTCTATCACGGATTCTCTGAATTACCTTCTCTATTCGATAAATCCAAGGGAGAGTCTCCTCCTCAAAATTCTCAAGTTCTTTCACACCATTGGTGAGACAGAATTGAGGTTGAGTACCGAGATAATTCCATAAGGATTTTTGGAAGGGCTGTAATACTTTCGTATCACACTCTCCAACAGTAATCATTCTAACCTTCAGGGGCTCAGCTAAAGCTTGAGCCTTCACGATGGGAGGATGATTGGGTGGGAAGACAGGAAAGTCCATATAACTCTACGGGCATTCGGATAAAGTGATTCCTCTGTAATATCTTTTATGACAGGATCCCAAACAGGTCCATCAGTAAACATCTCGTATGAGATATGTTTAGATGAGACACGTTGAGTCCATGAGTCGTGAAAGTAAAAACGGTGGAAGTCAAACTTTTTCCGAAGCTCTGATTGAATTACACTCGAAAGTTCTGATTTTGGTATTCTTCTCTCAAAAGGAGAGGGAGAACCACCCAGAAGATCTTGTGTAGGAATTCTACCAGAGTATGGCCAGCTAGATACTTTATAAAGCTGTTTTGTTCGATGTTTTTTATCGTAATGAAGCTTCAAATCATCAGTGAATTGGACCTTGTATTGAGCACAGGTGAACTCTCCCTTTTCTACAAGAAGGGGAAGATCAAACCTGCGCCAGAGTGCTAAGGGATCCTCTATTGTATCACCACCTCCAGAATTCGGAACGCGAGATGCGCCGAATTGCATATTGGATGTAACGATAACAATAGGTGAGTTAAACTTCATTCCTTTCTCAGATAGTTCTGCCATAGGGAGAACATAATCGTTAATAGAAATAAGAGTCATAAACTCACTGAGATCAC